TCCAATTACAGCAGGAGTAGGTGCAGTTATGCCTGGTTTGTTACAAAGCACACAATAAAGGAATAAGAATGGTCAAGACAGACGTAGAATCACGTTTAACTACGCATGAAGAAGTATGTGCGTTACGTTATGAGCAAATAAACGCAAGACTCAAACGCCTAGAACAAATCTTATTAGGCACAGCAGGTTTCGTTATTGTTTATCTACTAACTAATGGAATGAAATAATGCAATCATTAAGAAACTTAGTAGCATTACTTGTAGGTATGTCCATAGGTATGTTATTAGCACTTTCTATGGATGCTAAAGCAGCAGATACAACTACTATCAATTACAAAGGTCAACCACCACCAAGTGCCATTAGCCCTTCTATAAGTGCTTTTAGCCAAGACGTTTGTATTGTTCCTGTTACTGGTTCTGTATCTAGTACATTGTTTGGCTTAAGTGGTGGCTCTGGCTACAAAGACGTAAACTGTGAACGTATTAAATTAGCTAAAACTCTTAATGACTTAGGTCTTAAAGTTGCAGCAGTATCTATACTTTGTCAAGATGATAGAGTATTTGAAGCCATGATACAGTCAGGTTCACCATGTCCTATAAACGGTTCTATAGGTGACGCTGCTAAACGTGGTTGGTATGAACGTAACCCTTCTATATTTAAGAAACTATATGGCGATACATACACGATACCGCTTGTTCTTGACGAGCCTATTACTACTTCTATCCCTACAAGGAAATAATGCTTATGCTTGGTATTGCAACTATACTCCAACGCCTGAAGGCTATATGCTTCCAGGTTCTCTCGTATGTAATGGCATTGACCCACAAATTGCACTTAAAGACTATTGGTGCGTATCTTATAACCCAAGTGACCCAATTTGCGGTGCGTATCAAGCACCTGCTTGTTCAGACTTGGTTGAAAATCAAACCACAGCTTGTACGTTACCTCATTATAGCGGTGCTGTTAATCAAAGCAGGACTTATAGTTGTTCTTCAAGCTCTTGGTCACCTTGGACAGAAACTTCTAACAATTGCACGCAAGACCCTCCAACGTGTCAAGCAAGTACTGAAACTAGACAACTAGCCTGTCAAGCAGACTATGTAGGTTCAGTTACAGAAACTAGAAATTCATCTTGTCCTGACCCTTATGGTAATGATGTATGGGGAGCATGGGTAGAAACAAATAATACATGTGTTAAGAGTGCTACAAACGTCACCAACGTGAGTTCTCCAGTTAGTCCTAGCTCACCCCTTAACCCTGTAAATAATCCACCTCCTGCACCACCACCTGCTGTTGCACCAGAGGTAAACCCATTAGCTGCACCTGAACCACCTAGGGTAGAGTCAGCTCCTGTTAAGGTTGAACAACCAAAACAAGAAACTAAAAGCGAGCCAAAAGCAAAAGAAGACAGCCCAAAAGACCCACCAAAGGCTGAACAAAAGAGTGAGAGCAAGGATAGTCCTAAACTTGACGTACCAAAGGGTAAACAACTTGTACATGGCTTTGGGATAGTCCTTTCTTTAGAAATACTTAACAAACCTATTATACAGCAAATTGAATTAACAGATGCTTTCAAATTTGATACGGAGATAAACAATGAGTTCGGAAAAAACCAAAACTTTCAACTTGAGCTTATCCAGCTCGGCACTTCTGAAGTTGATTTTAATAGCATTGCCAATAGTCGCTGGCTCGGCATACGCAGGCATAACTTTTTACAACAAGATGGTTACGGCAATTGAGGCTGTTGACAGTTTAGACTTAGCTCCTATAGAGTCTAAGTTAAATGGTTTAGAGATACAAGTTAAAGCTATTAATGAAAGACAATATCAGCTATCTGAGTCTATAATGAAAGCTAGTGAAAAGTCTTCAGACGCTATTGCTAACTCACGTGAGACTTCTGCTATGGTATCAGGACTACGTAAAGAATTAGAAGCAACCGTAAATGCAATGGATGATAAACTAAATACTGTTAAACGTAGCACAATGAACCCATTATCAAAATGACATTCATTACAGAAAATAACATAGCTAACCTCTATAGTGCAATTATAGAGATGCCTATATTTGATGAATACAAATTACCACCGGCAAGTAAAGTAGACTTTGTTATTGTAGATGATGATAGTATTTGTGGTGAATATCAACCACCAGAACAAGGTGAGCCACATGTCATTACTATTTCTGTAGCAAGGCACTCTCACTTATATCCTGTTTTAATTACACTTTGCCATGAAATATTACATATGGCTGTATATACAGTTTCACCAAAAACAGAACAGTACACAAGTCATAAAGGCTTGTTTCTTAAATTACAAAAACGTGTAGCCAAAATGTATGGCTTTGACCCAAAGGAGTTGTAGATGTTAAGTATTTTATCAGGTATATTAGGTTTCGCTACTTCAGGCTTACCTAGTGTTTTAGGTTTCTTTCAGCAAAAGGGTGACCAAAAGCATGAAAGAGAAATGGCTAAACTACAAACAGAACGTGAATTAGAATTAGCTAAAGCAGGCTTTATATCACAAGAAAAAATAGAAGCTATTAAGCTAGACCAAATAGAAGTGCAAACATACGCACAAGAACGTGAAGCATTATACGACCACGATAAGAAGTTAGTAGAAAATGCAAGTCCTACAGTTAAAAATTGGAACGCTATGGTAAGACCTGTAGTAGCCTTTATTTTTGTAGGTGAGTTAGTGCTTATCAACCTTATCTCATTAGCATGGGCTATGTGGTCTGGTGTAGACTTTGTTGTAGCATCTCAAGAAGTATTTGGTTCTGAAGAAATGGCTATTACTGCATCTATTATTGGTTTCTATTTCGGCTCTCGTACATGGGAAAAGAAACGTGAAAGTATCTGATAAACTTATCAAGTTATTACGTCATCACGAAGGTGTTAGAAACAAACCATACCAATGTCCCGCAAAACTGTGGACAGTAGGAATTGGTCATTTGATTGGTGATGGCAAAACATTACCGCCTGAATGGAACAAAACATTTACTAACGAGGAAATAGATGGAATTCTTAAACACGACCTCAATCGCTTTGAGTTGGGAGTACATAAGATGCTACCTAACGTGTTTCTTCGACAACATGAGTTTGACGCTATTGTCAGCTTTTGCTTTAATTTGGGTCTTGGATGCTTTCAGCGTTCAACCATCCGTCAAGCGTTGTTACGTGGCGATAAAGAAGCGGCTATGGAGTCGTTAGTTAAATATTGTAAGGCTGGTGGTAAGATATTAAAAGGCTTACAGAACCGTAGATTAGATGAAAGACGACTTTTTCTTGGTGTATAATAAGTAATCTCAATAACAGAGAATACCATGAAAATTTTAATGATTGATATAGAAGTATCACCAAATACAGCTCATGTATGGGGTATCTATGACCAGAACATCTCTATAAACCAGCTTCTAGAATCATCATATACATTGTGTTATGCAGCTAAATGGTATGGCGAATCAAAGATCATGTTTGACTCTATACAAAAGTCTGGTAAAAAGAAAATGCTAGAATCTGTGCATAAGCTTTTAGATGAAGCAGATGCTGTGGTTCATTATAATGGCTCTAGGTTTGATATACCAATACTCCAGAAAGAGTTTTTATTGCAAGGTATGCCACCTCCAGCACCTGCAAAACAAATAGATTTGTTACAAGTAGCAAGAAGACAGTTTAGATTTGTTTCTAACAAACTAGACTATGTATCACAAGCTTTAGGATTAGGAAGTAAGACAGAACATGAAGGTCATACATTGTGGGTTAAGTGTATGAATAATGATCGTAAGGCTTGGAAGACTATGGAAGAATACAACAAGAATGACGTTGTGCTTCTAGAGAAAGTTTATGATAAGTTTAAAGCATGGATTAAATCACATCCTAATCATAATGCGTATACTGCAAACACTGTATGTCCAAATTGCGGATCACGCAAATTAAATAAACGTGGCACTCAAGTTAGTTTATCTAGAGTTTATCAACGCTTTCAATGTCAAGGATGCGGTTCATGGAGCAGGTCAGTGAAGTCAGAACAAGTCACAAAAGAATCGGTTATCAGCATATAAGGAAAATTATGAATATTCAACAATTATGTGAGCATATGGTTGGAAAACAGATCGTAGAAGCAGAAGCTTACTACGGTGAAGACGTGCTTATTATAATGTTAGATGACGGAAGCCACATCGAAATCAGTGGTGATGGGCTTTCCGTTTATTCAGAAGTACCAGAACTAGACGATTAGTCGTCTACCATTTCTATTCTTTGTAATTGAGCAGTAATCTCTGGTGGATTAATTGCTTCTTCGTCTTTCATCACTTCAATTAGCTTATCTTTGTACCATTCTGATTTAGCTAAATCTTCTTCTGGTCTACCTTTAAAAGGATATCTTAAATCATACTTAAGTTTAGAACCTTTTAAATAGCCAATAAACTCTTCTTTAGTTAAACGACTAGCAATAATATCTATTGCCTCTATACCACCTACCAAGTAATGCTTTGGATGATTTACATTATCCATTATATTCCCCTTTTAAAATTTACCTCTAATGTATTTTAAGATACCATAATTATAACCACGCATTGTGCATTCTATCAAGGTGTAATCATACAACAACTCATCTATACGCCTTCTATTCCAAGCACTGTGGAATTCTATAAGAAATACTACTGGTTGTATAGTTAAGTTTTCCAGTATTTCTATTTCTGCACC